TAAATTCATAATTATAATACAGATTACAATCCAAAAAATCAACCTAAATCGTAACCCCAAGGGGCAACTTAACGGGGGTGGGCGTATAAAAAAACACTCACACACATTCTAAGGCTATTTTTCAAAATTACCCCTTAATTTTTTTACTTTTCTTTTTTATTTTACTTTTTTCTTTTCTCTATTAGTATCTTTATTATATCTCTATTATATATCTTTATTATAAGAATATAATCAAATTTATGAATTATGCAAGTATTTTTAATTTTTGTAAAAATTTTGTATATTTTGCAATGGATTTCAAAAACATAAAAAACATTCCGCATTATTTATTTGATAACTTGGAGGAGTATAAAGCATTTGGAAATACTGCGGTTGTTGTTGATAGCTGGCGTGTTGGTAAAGAAGGTGATTGGGTGTATACAGATGACGGATATATCTGTCAAATACTCAAAAGAAGTAAAGTAAGCCATCCTGGCTACAAAACAGATAGAACTATGGTGCGCACTGTGTGCGGTTCTTTTATCTGTGAACAAAAATCACATACGATACTTGGAGAAAATGGTGTCGTTGAAAACATTTATACCTTTTCAGGTAACTACAAAGCAACCTATTCACGTGCAAAAGATAGAAAACTTAATAATCGTGAGTTTTTATTTGCTAGATATGTTGCATCAGGGGATGATGCTGTCTCTGCATACAAAAAAGCATACCCAAAAGCAGAAGATAAGCGATATATACAAAAAAAATCAAATATTTTATTACAAAAAGAGGAGATAAGAACAATGGTTAAGGAAGAAATTAAAAAAATACTAGAAAGTGAAGGTGTAACACCTGAATGGATTATTGGTATCTACAAAGATATCGCAGAATTGTCCGATAGGGACGCAAATCGGCTTCGCTCGCTCGAATCGCTCGCAAAAATCGCTGGTTTATTTGATACAAACCAAAAACAAGAGCAATTAACAGTATTTCAAGGTTTTACCCCAAAACAACTGGAGGCTTTACAAGGTGAAAAAGAGACAAATGTTATTGGTTACATCGACAAAGAAGATGAATGAAGACTTATGCCCTGCATGTTATGAAAATTTGTATTTTGATGATGATGTCACTCAAAGAGTTGGGATATTATCAGAAGATTACTTTACAGTAGAAGGCTGGATGTGTCCACATTGTACATCTAAATTTGATTTAGACAATAATTTGTTGTATATTAGCGACCAGAATAATAAGGTAGGAAAAGCTTGAATCGTAAAATTATAAAAAATACAGCCTTAGATGCAGTTTCTATGAGTGTAGTTCATATCCCTGCTATATCCTCACATACCAATCTCCCTTATGTGTCTGAGGCTGAATATTTAGGAAAAGTTTTAAAATGATGGCAATGGATGATGTATATGAACCAATAATGCCTATGACCGAGGCTCAAGACTTACTAAACAATTTGCTTGACCAAGTTCAAGTGACTGGCGGTAGAGATAAATATTTGAATTTAATTAGAAAAATTGAATCAGATAACAAAAGAGCTGCAGTATCTTCCAGTGGAGCAAAAGGTGTTTATCAATTTAAAGATAGTGAAGCTAAAGTAGATGCTGTAAAAACAGCAAAACAAAGAGCATTGAATTTAGGTTTTGATAAAGGCACAATTAATTTAATGCCTAATGACCCAACACAATTTACAGATGATGAAGCAGACATTCTTATGTTAGCAAATATGTTTGCACAAAGTAAAGGAGAACCAGGATTTGTTGATAATTTATTAGTTAATGCATTTTCAGGTGATAGAAAGTCAATGCAAGATGCTTATTACATGCTACATCATACAAGCAAAACTGACCCTGGTACACAATCAAGAGTAGAAGACATAATACCTTTGACAGGTTTATTAGAACAATATAATTATTGATGAAAAATCAAAATTTAATATCACAATTATTATCTCCATATATTAAGCAATTTTCTAAACAAGTTGCTCCTAAAGCATCTGATGCTATGAATAAAATTATGTCTGACCATGAAAAAAGTATGCAAGAGTTTAATTTAAGCAAACAAAATTTACCTATTGACGAAAATCAAATACTAACAATGGTTATGGGTCTTAGCGGTGGATTAGGTAGACTGGGCGCTTTAAGACAAATCCCTCAATATATTAAAAATATTCAACATGGAGCTGGATTTTTAGACAAATTAATGTCAAGTAAATAATGAAAAAGAGGTGAGTTATGGATAAATGGGCATCGGAGATACCTATAACAGACGCAAGGACTAGAGCAAAATTTAAAGATGGTGGGAAAACACCTGCATGGCAACGAAGTGAAGGAAAAGACCCTAAAGGTGGTTTAAACCAAAAAGGTGTTGAATCATATAGAAGAGAAAATCCTGGCTCTAAATTGCAAACTGCTGTAACCACTAAACCATCAAAACTTAAAAAAGGAAGTAAATCTGCAAAAAGAAGAAAATCTTTTTGTGCTAGAATGAAAGGTATGAGAAAACGTCAAAAACCTAGTAATAATACTGGTAAAGATAGGTTATCACTTTCATTAAAAAAATGGAATTGCTAAATGGCTAATTTAAATCTTAATGGCGATATTTCGCAGAATGAAAAAATTCTTGAAATGGCCTTTAAAGACCTGATAGTGTTTGGCAAACTATTTTCCCCACAAGACTTTTTAGCGTCTGCAACTCCAAAATTTCACGAAAATGTAGGAAAATTACTTTTAAATAGAGATATTCAACAATTAGCTCTTGTCTTGCCTCGTGACCACGCAAAGTCAACCTTAGCAGCATGTGCTGTGTTACATAGGTTTTTATTTGCGCAAAAAGATAGCCCAGAATTTATCGCTTGGGTTGGCGAGGCACAAGACCAGGCTATTGATAACCTTAATTGGATATCAACTCATATATACGAAAATCCTGCAATACATTACTATTTTGGCGATTTGCAAGGCGATAAGTGGACAAAAAACGAAATTGTATTAAAAAACAATTGTAGGATGATTGCAAAAGGTGCATCACAAAGATTACGTGGTAAAAAACAATTATCTACTAGATATACAGGAATTATACTTGATGACTTTGAATCTGAGTTAAATACTAAAACACCAGAGTCTAGACTTCAAATAAAGAACTGGGTAACTGCAGCAGTATATCCAGCGATTGATTTTGATAAAGGAGGTTTTTTATGGTGTAATGGAACAATAGTGCATTATGATTCATTTTTAAATGGACTTGTTAAAAACTATAATTCAGCTATGAAAACAGGCGAAGAGTATTCCTGGACTGTAGAAACTCATAAAGCTATAACAGATGACGGTGTACCATTATGGCCTTCACGTTGGCCACTTAAAAAAATTGAAGAACGTAAACAGTTTTACATAGATTCTGGTACTCCTGCTAAATTTTATCAAGAATACATGAATCAAGCTAAATCTCCAGAAGACCAAGTGTTTGGAGAAAACGATATAACTGATGGTTTTTACTCAGGTGGTGTAAAATTTGATGAAAGTGCAAATTCTTGGTATTTAAAATTTGAAGACGGGAGTACAGAGTATGTTAATATATATATGGGTGTTGACCCAGCTTCAACGCTTGGCTCTAGGAATGATTATAGTGTTATTATGGTTATTGGCGTTACTGCTGAATATGATTACTATGTTATTGAATACTGGAGAAAACGAGTATTACCAATGGAGTGTGCCGACCAGATATTTAAGATTTCAGAACGATACAAACCAATTAAAAGAATAAATATAGAAACTATATCATATCAAGAGATGTTGCGTGATTATGTGCAAAAACGAAGTAAAAAAGAAGGAAAGTTTTTACCTGGTATTGAAATGGGTATAAAAGGCTATGGTCAGCAAAAAAAGAAAGACAGGTTATTTGAAGGACTGCAGCCTATGTTTAAAGCAGGTGCAGTACATTTAAAAAAAGATATGCATGAATTTATTGGAGAATTGCTTGATTTTCCAAAAGGAAGTCATGATGATACTATTGATGCATTCTGGTTATCAACTCAATATGCTAAAGGAAACAAAAAAGCAGGCAAATCAAAAAAAGTAAAATCTGGAGA